TTCTAGAACCCATGTCGTCACCGCCTTGATCAAGATTTTCACCAAGAACAAGTGTCAATTGTTGTTTATCAAAATCAACTGCTTGGGTTTGATTACCCACGCTCATAAAATTCTTTACTGTAAGGTTTTTAATTTTTATCATAGATCGTCATATATCCTTAACAGTGTATTTTTATCATATTGTTCAGTGTCAATTGCTGTAATCTCCTTGGTTACAATTTGATCTACACTTTCAAATGTGCTGATATCAATGTCAGTGTGTATTTCTTCGTCTTGTTGGCTAGGTATAAGTGTTATTTCTCTACAATCATAATCGTTTACAAATGTTTCTTTAATAAAACTAGCTTCTTCATATGAAATAGGTAAATCTAATGTAACTCTAAGATACATTTTACTCTTCAGCAGTTTATCTTTTTCATCTAATAGGTTGGATAACTTAACAGTTCTATACTTAGGACAGTCAGTCCAATTTATATATTGAGGTTCTTTATTATTTTCTTTATCTAATATCATCATTCCACGATCATCGTCCCATGCGTCGGCATAGTTATGTGGAAAAGCGTTGCCCATGTAATGTATTTTACCTTGTACTTGTCTTTTGTGAAAGTGACCACTGAATACATAGTCTTGATTCTTAAAATGTTCAGCTCTTAGTTCGCCATGTTCGGGCATCTTAACCATTGCGTTCATATAAAAGTGAGGAAGTTCAAAATGTCCAAATATATATTTCGCTTTTATTTTAGACATAAGTTTCCATTCGTCGCCTACTAACCAAGGAACAAGAGCAACGTTATCTTCTTCTAGTATTTCGTCAACATAAGTTATTCCTGGAATATGTTTTCCAAACTCTACACTGTAAACATCTCTTTTATCTTTGTAATATAAGTCGTGATTGCCAGCAAAAAAATAAAATTTTTCAAATGCCGCACCTAGTTTTTCTAAACACCTTGTAGTAGCGTCTAATGTTTGTACATTAATTGTATTTCTATTATGATGCCAGTCACCGCAAAAGATACCAGTTTCACAACCGTTTGCTTTTGCCTGTTCTATAAACCAATCTACAAATTCTTCACAATCTTGTAAATGTATTTTACTGTTAGATTTCAACCCAAGGTGAATATCAGTAAATACTGCCGCCTTTTTAAACACTTCGTAATCCTTCCGTATACAATATACTAAAATTAAGTTGTTTTGTCAACCTATTTTTTACTGTTTTGGTTAAGTTTGTGATCTCTTTGTTGTCTTTCCCATTCACCTTGTGCTTGCCTTGTATAGCTCGGATTCATATGGTTCATTTCTAAAATATCATCACGTATGTTTTGATTACGTTTTTCTATGTTTATTACTCTAACAAAGGAATTAGTAACTGCCGCAGTGTAATAAGCAAAAGGATTATTTGATTTTGATTCGTCAAACTGTAATCCTATTTGTGATAGCTGAAGTATAGCTTGACCACGCATCTCGTCGTTGTAAGTGTAACCTCTTACATTACCTCTTGTGGCATATCTATCACATAATTTCATCCACATCAAAGCAAGTTTATTTGTAACTTTTCCTGATGTCTTTGAAAAGAAACCGTTTTCCATACCACCTTCCCAATGACTTTTTCCTACACAAATTAATTTGTCGTCATTGCTAAACTTGTAATGCTGAAATGGAGGAAAATTTACTTTTGTTTTAGTGTCTGCTATTGTCTTTGGATTTTTCTTACGTCCTGGTTCTTCAGGAATATGATCATAAGTCATAATTCTAAAAATTAATTCGTCTTTTTTAATTTTTCTATAATCTACTTCAAATTCGGCCATCTTTACTTTTTTGCCTGAGGCTTTTGCGGCTTCAAAACTTTTCTGTTGTAATTTTTTTGCTTTGTTTCTTTTAGCTTCTGCTACTGTGCGTATATTAATTTTGGACACATCTGGTAAAATAATATCAAAATCTGCGTATTCAGGATCAGTATAACTACAAAACGTAGCTTTTGATTTATGTATCTCAGCCAATATGTCCTTGTTGTTTAAGTAATTCACTCTTTTCATGATATCTCCAAGGTTAATATATTCTATTATAAAGTATTCTGTTAATTTTGTCAACTAAATAATGTATAGGAGATAACCAAATGACCAACATATACGATGGCAAAGGCCAAATCCAATACAAAAACGGTAAAAAGGTAAATCGTGTAAATGCCGGTACCAAGACTGACGGGCAAAACGTAAACAGTGGTCCGCCACCAGCATGGGCATCTGGTTTCATAGATGGCGCCAAAGATATCGGACAAGACATATATGATGGCATTTCCGGCGGTGCTGAAAATCTTGCTAGTAACATGCGGTCAAAAATGCTTAAGAAAGGACCAGGAGAATTAAGCGGTGCTCCAACACAAGCATCTTGGTCAAAATCTGAATGGGAAGATAGAGATTGGCGTGTCAGATTAAGTTTACCAACTAATCCTTCTGCGTTTGCTTCTAAAGACAATAAGATATTAGCTCCTCTGTCAGCTACTGGAGGAATGACATTTCCATATACTCCAACGATTATTCTTAGTCACTCGGCGAACTATAATCAGATAGCTCCTATACATAATAATTATCCGTTTTTTGCTTATCAAAACTCACAAGTGGATCAGCTTGTAATTACAGGACAGTTCTACTGCCAAAACGGTACAGAGGCAAATTATTGGATAGCATGTTTACATTATTTGAGATCAGTAACAAAAATGAATTACGGAGCAGATAAAGGAAACGACAGAGGCACTCCGCCTCCTATAGTAAAACTAAACGGATATGGAGATCATGTGTTTAAAGATGTGCCTGTAATTATAACTAACTTTACTGTGGATATGCCAAACGAAGTAGATTATATTGCTACTGGATTTGGTGAAATGGATCCAATGGCTATACGAAACGGAACAATAAATGCTTCCAAGAGACAAGATAGTGTAACTTGGGCTCCTTCGGAATCACAGTTTACAGTTACATGTCAGCCAATTTACAGCAGAGATAAAGTTACAAACTTTAGTTACAGTGAATTTATAAAAGGCGGCAACCTTAACAAAGGATATATTTAATGTCAAGTAGTCCATACAAAAATACACAGGTAATGTCAAGCGGAGCACTAGGAGTATTGAATATTAGACCAGTGCCAGCTTTTCTTGATGATCAACTTTATGAAATAGAACCACAATACAATCATCGTCCTGATTTGTTAGCATATGACTTGTACAAGGATAACAGATTATGGTGGGTGTTTGGGCAACGCAATTTGGATATAATTGAAGATTTTATATATGATATCAAGACAGGTACGAAAATTTATATACCACAACCTGCCAAAGTTAAGCAAATGTTGGATTAGATCATGATACCAGGCAACTTTGGATCTAAATTAAAATCATATGCTTTAGACAAAGGAAAAGATAAACTTGAAACCGAACTAGGAAGTACTTTAGATCAATATTCTGAAGCGGCAGGTGTAGGCAAATTTGCGCCACTAGGTAATGTAAACAAAGTTTCAATAGATAATGCCGGGAAAAAAGAAAGCTCTGCTAAACTAGGCAACGAGCCAGAAGATGTGATTACCGACGAAGATATAGAAGTTGCTGAAAGAGAAGCAGATGCTTACGAAGAAAATTTACGTATCAAAGAAGCAGAAGTTATTAAAAGGGTAAGAGCGAAACCTAAACATAAAAATCCTCTAGAAAGATTTGCTAGTGTCAACCACCTATGGAGCTTAGGAGCTTTATCTACTGAAGAAGTTAATTTTCCTAAAACATCATATAGAATGTTTGGCATACGAGATAGTCAACTTGTTATTAGAGCAGGCGGTTTGGGAGATGCGAGAGATAAAAAACAAAAGACAGCCGGAGAAATAGACAATCAAATTTCGACAGAATATTTTATAGATAACATAGACATAAAACATGTTGTAGCACCCGACAAAAGGACACGAGCTACAAATGCTCTAACTATAGACTTTGAGGTTATAGAACCTTATAGTATGGGACAGTTTTTACAAAGTCTTCAACTGGCGGCTATGAAAGCAGGTTTTAAAAACTATATAGATGCTCCATATTTGTTAGAATATAAAGCAGTAGGGTATAGAGATATTACTGCTGTGTCAGCACCCCAGGCTGATACTGTATATACAAAATACATTCCTATAAAATTTACAGACGTAACCTTTGAAGTCAAAGAAGGAGGATCTACATACGTTGTAACGGCTATACCGTTCAACGAAGAAGCATTGACAGATGAAAATCAATCTTTACCTGTGGATGTTGAAATAAGTGGATATGATTTAGAACAAATATTACAGAGCGGACTAAACAGTTTAGCAACACAAATCAATACGCATCTTATCAATCAAGCAAAAGAAGCAAAGAATCCAGTTGAGCCAGATGAAGTTATGATTACTTTTCCTACACACTTTGCCGCATACAACTTTGGAAATGTTGCGTCATCAGCAGATGATACTGCTTTGAAGGGAGACGCACTTACGATAAAAGAACCATCAGAATTAGATATAAACGGAGCAATAGAGTCAATAGGTGGCGCAGGCTTTGGCATGTTTCAAGCTGAAGGATATGAACAAGAAGCGTTTGGCCCACCCGTAAACGAGCAGATGGAAAATTTTGTTAAAAGTAGAACTGGATATTCAATTAAAAGAAATAATCTAAGTGAAACACTTAAAAAACAATTTGTTAATACAGGAGCAAACGTAAATTACATAGGAAAAACTAGGATACTTAGTGACGATCCTCTTTCAACAGGAAACGCTAACTTTACTGTATCAACTTTTGCTTATGATACAACAAACAAAATTTTCAAAAAAGGACGTACACAAATTGACCCTTCTCAAAGAACAATTAATTTTACCAAGGGAACAAAAATACAAAGAATAATAGAAGAAATTGTAACACTTAGTGATTTCGGAAAAAGGCTTTCTGTAGATGGACCCAAGGCTGACGAATTTGGATTTGTAAACTGGTTTAGAATACAAACACAAGTTTATATTTTAGACTCACCAGAAGCAGAATCAGTTAACGGTAGAAGTCCAAGAATATTTGTTTACCAAGTAAAACCTTATAGAGTTCATAGTAGTACATTCCTAATGCCAAACGATGCTCCTTATGGGTATAACATAATGAGGGCTATGGCAGAAAAAGAATATAATTATATCTACACTGGTGTAAACAAAGATGTATTGAATTTTGATATTGATTTCAAAACAGCATTTTATAGATCTATACAAGGTGACGCAGGAAATAGATCTGGTAATAATGATTTGGCATCTACAGGAAAAAATATACCAAAGGAAGAAAATTCAAAGCAAGGAGATCAAAACGCATTTGTTGGTTCCAATCCTGCTAGGGCAAGAGAAATTGGCGTCATAAGCGAGACAGAAGCAGGTAATAGATCTGGAGGAGCTTTTACAGAAACTCCTGCCGTGAGAGTAGCTAGAGCATTCCAAGACGCTTTAGTCAATAGTAAAGAAGATTTGGTATCGGCAACACTAACTATTATGGGTGATCCGTATTTTGTTTGTGATAACGGATTAGGCAATTACAACACAGAAGCAGAAGATTTAATTTCAATCGATAGATACGGAAATATGAATTATGAAAACGGCCAAGTAGATATCATTATAAATTTTAGAACACCAATAGATTTAGGACAAAATTTTGATGGAACAAATGATTTAGTTGACACTAAGTTTGGTACCGTGCCACAATTCAGTGGTTTATATTTTATAGTAACTGCTTTGAGTAGTTGGAGAAACGGACAGTTTACTCAAGAACTTAATGTTACAAGAAGACCTAATCAGGACGAATCATACGCTGAATTGAACAAGAAACAGGTACAGCTTACATTAGATACAAAGAGAAGAAGACAAGCCGCTATTAATGCCGCTATAAAAAGCGGAGATCCTGAAGCAATAGCAAGGGCACAATCAGACTTAAATGCAGATGGCCGCATTAATCCATCAGAAAAACAAGCATTTGAATCCATATTAGCAACTGAAACAGAAAAAGTTAAAGCAAGAGATAAAAGAAGAAGAGCCGCAGTTCTTCAATCAGCAATTGAACAAGAACAAAATTATTTAGAAGCTTCGGGAGCCAACCAAGTTAAACCACCAACAGCAGGAGGAATAACAAATAGACAAAGAGATGCTCTTGCTGGCAGAGGAGAATTTTCTAATACAAATACAACTCCAGGAGTACCTCGTTAATGCCTATTGAAAAAAGAACCGCTGGAGCAAATCCAAGTAAGCATATAAAAGAAGGTCCTTTTGTTGCCAGAGTAGTATCACATCTTGATCCTAAGAGGATGGGAACACTTAAGGTTGAATTGTTAACTAATGCTGGTCCTGGAAACGATCGTTCATTTGAAGCTGGTCCAGAGCCTGGTCAGTTATTTACAGCAAAATATTGTATGCCCTTTTATGGAGTCAATAGTGTAGAAAGTAATACAAACGAATGGGGATATTCTGGCACACAACAAAGTTACGGATTTTGGGCAGTACCACCTGATCCAGGATCAAAAGTTTTAGTAATATTTGCAGAAGGTTTACCTAATCAATGTTATTGGATTGGATGTATTCAGGACGAATATATGAATAACATGGTTCCTTCAGGAGGACAAATTACATCACCTAGCAAGTTAGTACATCAAGACGAATTACCTAATGATTTAAAAGGGCAACCTTTACCTACAGGAGAATATAATAAAAAACAAGTTGATAAATTAAAAGGACAAGATCCTGACAATTTTAAAAGATCATACAATCCGTTATTTGCTAGGGTTTTGGCAAATCAAGGACTTGTGTTTGATACACTGCGTGGACAGACTACTTCAAGTGCTAGGAGAGATATTCCGAATACTGTGTACGGTTGGAATACACCTGGACCATTAGATAAAAGACCAGGAGCAACTATAGGAAGATATGGACCTTTTGGAGAATCGATCAATTATCTCAGAAGTAGGTTGGGAGGATCAACATTTACAATGGATGACGGAGATCCTTCAATACTTAGACAAGGCTTAGCAGGTAGCACTCCTTCGGTTTATTACGACATTGATAATACTCCAAAAAATATAACAAAAGTAGATCCAACACTGCCGGCAAATGAATTAGTGAGAATTAGGACACGTACTGGGCATCAAATACTTTTACATAACACTGAAGATTTAATTTACATAGGTAATGCCAAAGGAAGTGCTTGGTTAGAAATGACAAGCAATGGTAAGATTGATATCTATGCCAGTGATAGTATTAACATAAGAACAGAAACAGATCTTAACATTACAGCTGATAGAGATATAAACATCTTGGCAGGAAGAGACTTCAATTTGACAGCATTGCGAGATAAAAAAGTTAAGGTAGGAATCAACAATGATGTAATTATTGGTCAAAATGATAAGAAGAATGTTGGAGTCAACCAAGACCTTAGGGTAAGTGGATCTAGACAAAAAGCTGTTGGAGAAGACGAGGATGTTCAAATAGCTGGTACACAAAGGTCAACAATATCTGGAGATTATAACCTACAAGTAAATCAAGATGGACACATTGCTATAAACGCAAACTTCCATAGCAAGGTGGTTGGTGATTATAGACAAACAGTAAACGGTGCCACAAATTTAAACACGGTAGGCGATATTAAAATTACAAGTGGAGCAAATACACAAGTCAAAAGCGGGACTGATACAAAAATAGATTCAGGAAGAAATACTTCTATACTATCAGGAGTAGTTCATAAAGAAACTGCTACACAAATTCATATGAATAGTCCAGCGTTTGTAGCTAACGCTTCAGATACAGCAGATTCAATCGGTGACACATTCACAAAGCCAGCTACAAATCAAGCAGTTGATGATACTGATCAAGTGTTAGATAAAAACGGTAGTCCAATAGCAGATCTACGTGTAACAGCAGATGCGACAAGGGCATTAGAAGCGGCAGAAGCAAGAACTCCGCGACGTGTTCCATTACATGAGCCATGGGACCAACACGAAAGTTTTAATCCTTCCGAATACACGCCTGCTGTACAAGAAAGTATTATTCAAACATCTCCGTCGTTAAGGAGATCATCGCCGACTTTGGAAAAAATATCAGATATGCCAGAACGTAATAGCATGTCTGGTGTGTTTAGAGCAGGTGACACAGATCCAAGTGTAGTAGATATAGATAAAGTATTTAAAAGTAATGATGACGGCAAAGTAGGTAAACTACCAGATGAGTCAGTATCAACTACAGAATCAGAAAGATTTTTCCTTAGCGAACTTATTAAAGGTTTAGGACTTGATCCTGTAAAAGCATTACAAAGTGGATCTACTACTGATGGAGCAGGTGAAGCCTTAGCAATGGCGTGTGCTCAAATATATGCTGAAAGTACATTCATACCAAGAAGTGAAAATTTAAATTACAGTGCTGAAGGATTAAGACTGACATTTAAAATGTTTAAAAAGCCAGGCGGATTTCAATTATCAGAACAGTTACATAGAAAGCCTGTAGAAATAGGAAGTGTAGTTTACGGAAACAGAATGGGCAACGGAGGACCTGAAACTGGAGATGGTTGGAGATATAGAGGAAGAGGATTAATTCAATTGACAGGTACAGACAATTACAAATTGTACGGAGGATTTGTTGGAGTCAATATTTACAAAAATCCAGAGTTAGCAAATGATCCAAAAATTGCTTGTAAACTAGCAGTCGCATATCTAACCAAAGGACCTAAGGCAAGATTCATTAATTGGAAAACGACTGATTTTAATTCTTTAGGACAACAATTTAAAAATGCCATTGGATACGCAGACTTATCCGGATCTAAAACTGTACAAAGAGTTGATTTAGGAAGAGGTAGATGGCAACAAATTAAAAACGGAGACTTAACACCGTTACCTGATGTTACACCACCAACAGCGATTGACACAGCAGGAGGAGCTTCGAGAGTACAATAATGCCATTAATAGCTAGAACAAAAGGATCAGGAGATATTGTAAACACAGTACATGCTATTTGTGTTGCTCCTGGCGATATTTTGACAGAGACAGGAAGTAGTGATGTTTTTGTTGTAGGACACGGCATACATAGGAAAGATGATTTGAACGAACCGCATACACACTGTCCACCTGTATTTTCTACAAAAATAGTAACACACAGTAATAATGTTTTTGCAAATGATAAAGAAGTAGCAAGGGTAGGCGATACATATGAGTGCACAGCTAAAGTTAAAAGCACGACACAAACCACGGTTTTCGCAAATGAATAAATATTGATATGGAAGACTTATATAAAGAAATAAAAATTACACCGCAAAGAAAGCCAAAGCCTCCTGTAAGACAAAAAGCATATAGGGGATTTAGCACTATCAATCCGGAAAATGCCTCCTTTCAATTATTTGATATTGGATTAATAAAACAAGACCTAATTAATCATTTTAATATACGTCAAGGAGAGAAGCTTTCTGATCCAACATTTGGGTGTATTATATGGGATGCCATTTATGAGCCTTTAACTCCTGTTCTTAGAGATGCTATAACAAGAAATGTAACAAATATAGTAAACTATGATCCTAGGGTTAGAGCCTCTGGAATAAATGTTAGTGAATTTGAAAGCGGAATACAGATTGAATGTACCTTGACTTATTTAGACTATAATATAAGCGAAGAACTTCGTATACAATTTGACAAAGACAACGGAATTTTGTAACAGAATTAACCACTCTGATAATTCATTTCAATAAATACT